GGGAATTTGTCTGCTTCTAATCCGTAATAGTTTGCTATAAGATGTGTATAATATATAAAATGAATAAAAAAGTATTTAAAGAAAAGTTAACATATTTTATTTGACAACCATTTTTTATTCAAAACAGCATCAACACTTTCTAACGCACCTTCAACCCACCCTTGATGTTTACTAACAACTTCACCCACAACTAATATATTTTTATCTGGATTTTGTGCAGCATTAATAAAAGCAGTACGAGTTTTATAAGACCCTTTTAATGGTTCATAATAATGTGTGCCTTCAGTCCAATAAAAATCCAACAATGCATTTATTTTTAATAAACCCTCTTCTATTCCTAGCGTTTGTTCTAATAAATCTTCAAAATAACTACGATTATCAGCTGTATTTTCTAAATGTTCTTTTAAAATAATAGCCGATGCATTATCTGAATAAGCAATCATATATACTCCTTTTTCTGGATCCATCGGTATAATTTTTTGTAAAGGTCCTTCAACAACTGTATATCCTTTTATATATTGTTTCATGATTTCGGTTGAAGATTTTGAAAATTTTGCATATAATCGCAAAAATGGTTGCGAATGTATTTGCTTATAAATACTGGATTTAGATGGTAGTAGATTAAGTAAACTACTAATAGTAGTAGCTATTATTATTTTGTTACATTTGTATACAATACCTTTTTTCGTTTCTATTTTAAATATACAATCATTATTTTGTGTATCATCTAACACTTTATTTATTTGAACCACATTTTGTCTTGCTTTTATATTTTGTGGACCTATTTTGTCAATTAATTTGGCAACTAAATCCTTCCAAGATATACTTAAACCAATTAATTTTCCTGCATTATCATCCATACCATAATTATATAATGTATCAAATGCATCTTCTTTTTCATAATCAGAATAACCTGAGGTTATAACAAATTGCTTGTATTTTTTTGTTCCTAAATATTTTGTTGCAAATTCTTTAAATGTGCTCGATTTGTTAGTTGTATCATTTTTATATTCTTTTTTCAACATATGCATTGTTTCATTTATATTTATTGGTTCAAATTCTGTGATATAATTGTGAGTAGAGGTGAATTCATGATATGGGATATGTATTTCCTTTAGCAAATTAACTAACAAATGATCTTTATTTTTTCGACCAATTCCGGCAGCTGTAACAACACTGGTACCGTAAAATAGCTCATTGTTAGTTCTACCACCGATCCATTGTTTTTTATTTTTTTCTAGTATAAGTACAGACATATTTGGATTTAACTGTTTAATTTTATAAGCGCTATATAATCCTGCAATTCCGCTGCCAATAATAATTATATCATAAACAGTATTATTAATCATTAAGATATAATTATAAAATATATTAGTTTATTTATTTTAATTTATTTTATTTATTTTTTCCTTTATTACATTTTTTCGAGTTTTTGATCCAGTATTTTTCTGAATTTTTACACTTGATTTTCCTTTGCAATTAAATTTACCACGTTTTAAATTTTTTCTGTTAAATATTGTTTTAGTACATATAGCAAGAGATTTAGCTTCATATTCAGGTTCTACTTTTTTAATACATCTACATAATTTTTCGCTTAAAATATTTTCTGCTTGCTGTTTTAATAATCGTTTTGATTTGGGTATATTCAGCTTATAATATTTTAAAATACTTATATAATCTTTATTTTTTAGTTCAGTTGTCATAACTATATTTTATATCAATATTATAATAAATATATGATAATTTTATAATAATTTTATAATAATTTTACAATAAATTTATTTATAAATTATAATTTTATTAGGTAATATAATAACATGTTAATATATGTATTGTACATCCAAAATAGTAGTATTTGATTTAGATGAGACACTAGGATATTATGTTGAATTTGGAATGTTTTGGGATGCATTAACTAATTTTATTAAAACACATAATATACTTATACCTATTGATCAATTATTATTCAATAAAGTTCTTGATTTGTATCCAGAATTTTTACGACCAAATATTATTAATATTTTAAATTATTTAAAACAAAAAAAACGCGTTAAACATTGTCATAAATTAATGATTTATACTAACAACCAAGGTCCTGATGAATGGGCACAGCAAATTCAGGGTTACTTTGAAACCAAACTAAATTATAAATTATTTGATCAAATCATCAAAGCATTTAAAATCAGAGGCAAACAAGTTGAAATTTGTAGAACAAGTCATATGAAAAATCACAAAGATCTAATTAGTTGCACTAAAATACCCGAAACAACTGAAATATGTTTTTTAGATGATGTATTTCATCCTGGAATGGTTGACGATAAAATTTATTATATTAATCTTAAACCATATGTATATGATTTGCCATTTGAACTCATGATTGATCGATTTATAAATAGCGGTATTTTAAATATTGATGAAATCAATGGTAGAAATAATACAGTAAAACAAGATATTTTAAAGTACATGAAACGTTATCATCATGATTATGTAGAAAAAACAACTGAAGCCCAAAATGTCGATAAAATTTTATCTAAAAAAATAATGCATCATTTACAAGCATTTTTTACAAAAAGTTCTAAGAAACAAAATCAATTAACAGGCAGAACTATTAAAACCAAACCTAAAGGTACAAAGAATAAAACTGTTAAAAAGAAAAACTATTTTTAATATTATTAATTATTGCTTGAACGTTATCTTTAAAAAAATTAATATACGTTGCCAGAACACTGTTAATAGCAGTTGTAAATAACAAAAATATACCAGCATTGAATGCAATTTTTGCATCAAGTGGTGTAAATTTAACAAATCTGAAAGGATTAAATCTGTATATTAAAAATAAACTAACATACATTTTTGTATAAAATAATAAATCTGTTAAATATGTTGGTGCTGTTGCTGATAATCCTAATGCAATTACAACATATAATATATATGTAAAAACTGTAACATAATCAAATACTTTATCTTGAAATTCATATAAGTTAGTCATTATACTATATTATACTATAATAAACTATAGTATAATATTTTTCTTTTATTTTGTTAATTCTAAACGAAACTGGGGACCTTCTTTATTATACGTATTATATATAGTATAGTTACTATTATACATATTATCTTCTACAAGCATTTTTGTTGGGTTTCCCATTTTATAGTTATACTTTTTACATATTTCTTCTACATTTATTTTTTCATCTACGCAACATAGATGGGTAATAAAACCCAAAGGTCCTCCTTCATATGGTGAAAATCGAGGAATATTTTTACCAAATTCTCTTGAAAGTTGGGTTATTGCGGTTTTATAAATACTTGATGATATTGTGACAGTAAAACATTTGACAAACATAAGCATATACTATATATTTGTTAAATGTTTAAGTTACTTTTTACTTTTATCAATAGATCTTCCAATAAAAATAGGCAAACTAATAGGCCATGTTGCACCTAAAAATGCTCCTGCCATTGCACCAATATATACACCCATACAACAAGAAAAGGTATGATTAGTTAATGATATACTAGGATCATTTTTACATTTAATATATTCTTCATAACCTTCTGTAAATGCTTTGGCGGGCACCGTGAATGCAAGTGGCAGAAAATAAAATTGTTTAATTTTTGGTAGTACTTTAGAGAACATTGCTAATAAAACACATGATATGTTTTTAATATGATTTATAATACATTTTACGGATTATTTTATAATATATAAATATAGTAATGTCTAACAATATTTATGATTTCGATAATTTTTCATGTTCTGCAAGACAAGAGATTATGAATACTAGAACATATGTACGAAATCTTCCAAGTCAACCATTACAGTCATATTTAGATGCAAGACCAGTTCTGACAAAGTATTCTATAATGCCTATTGTTGATCCAAGAAGAGAAATTAAGACACCTTTGATACAACAAGCTACGTTTAATCCTAGTCAAATATTTAATCCGGGTAATGCAACTGCAAGAGCGCCTTGGTCGGGTTTTGCATCAAATATAAATCATGAGTCTGATTTAAGAGGACAAATATATGCTATACAAGAATGTAGTCAGGCAACATATGTTCCTACCAGTCAAAGTAGTTTATACAATGTTCACTGGAAAAATCAAAACTCTTCTTTACAACAACCATTTCCGGATCTTTTTAAGAAAGAAGAATTTGGTCCTGAGTCTACAAATACCGATCCAACTGTGATTGGATATGCTTTATTTAATAATCCAACTAGACAACAACTTAAAAATTTAACAAAACCAACAAAATGTTAAATAATTTGATAAATAAATAAATAAAATTAAAAGTTATTTAAATACTATTTTTAATTTTAAATATATTGATGAATTCTTTATACGAGAGCCAAATTGGAAAAAGATATAAAGCCGTAAAAATGAGCAAAATTTGGAATGCATATGACAGAACAATTATTATGCGCAAATTATGGATTGCTTTAGCAAAAACAGAAAAAGATCTAGGTATTGATTGTATAACTAACAAATGCATAGAAGAAATGGAAAATATGATTGATTTCATAGATTTTGAAAAAATTAATACATATGAAAAGGATATTAAACATGATATTATGGCACATGTATTAGCATTTGGTGATTTATGCCCAAATGCTAAAAAAATAATACATTTAGGTGCGACAAGTTGTTATATTACAGATAATGCTGATTTAATACAAATTAAAAGAGCAATAGCTGTTTTGCAACAATTGTTGATTGATGTAATTAGACAATTAGAAATATTTATAGAAAAATATAAGTTAGTACCAACCTTAGCATATACGCATTTTCAAGCAGCTCAATTAACAACTGTAGGAAAAAGAGCATCATTGTGGTTATATGATTTGATTGAAGACTATAAATCATTAAAAGACTATTCGGAACATTTATTGTTTCGTGGAGCAAAAGGAACAACAGGAAGTGAAGACTCGTTTTTAACGCTTTTTGACGGGTCCAAAGAAAAATGCATGCTTTTAAATCAGAAACTGTGTGAGGAATTTGGTTTCTCAAGTACTGTTTATGTATGTGGTCAAACATACAGTAGAAAGTCAGATGTTAGGTTGTTTAATATCTTATCCGATATTTCGCAATCATTTTACAAAATATGCAATGATATAAGGCTATTGGCGAGTAAAGGAGAATTAGGAGAGCCTTTTACAGAAAACCAGATAGGGTCATCCGCAATGGTCTATAAACAGAACCCAATTAAATGTGAAAAAATATGTAGTTTATCAAGATACATTATAAATCTACACTTGTCAATGAGCCAGACATATATTAATCAATGGTGTGAGCGTACATTAGATGATTCAGCAATAAGACGATTAATAATTCCAGATAGTTTTATGATATTAGAGCATATTTGTGATGAATTTAAATCAATAATTTGCGGATTAAGAGTATTTGTTCCTACTATTGATAAAAATGTGCAAGATCATATGCCATTTATAATGACAGAAAAGTTGCTAATCATGGGTTCTAGACAGGGAATAGATAGACAAGAATTGCATGAAAATCTAAGACAATTGACAATTTATATTTCAAATGAAAAGTCGAAGGAAGAAACAAATGAAGTAAATTTAGAAGATCTTTTATTTTCTCAAATAGAAGAAAACACAAAAGATTTATATCATATGTACAAATCATTATCAAAAGATCCGATTAATTATATTGGAAATATTGAAGAACAAATAAATAATTTATTAAAATATACTCGATCTTTTAGCTAAGTTTAAATTTTTTATATATAATAAAAAACAATATAAAGGAAATGTCCGACATAGAAGATCCAGAAGTAGAAGTAGAAACGGAAGAAAATGCATTTGTTAATGAGATAACATTAAATTTTTTAATAAGTAAAAATCAACTTCAAAAACTTAATAAAATGAAACAAAAAGAAACACTTCCTGAGCATAATTATGATAAAGATCGTGTTACCGAATTGTTTAATAAATTATTAAATAATAATAGACCTGATGATTTATTAGAAGATGTTAAAACATGTTTTGATGCATTTATTGAAAAAAGTATTTATTATTTGGAAATACATGATAAAAATATTAATATTCAAAATGATAGAAATGATCAAATAGAAAAAGAAGATTGTGACGATGAAGATTGTGACGAAGAAGATGATGAAGATTGTGACGAAGAAGATGATGAAGAAGATGATGAAGATTGTGATGAAGAAGAAGAAGAAGATCTAATAAATAATGATGAATATTTTGAAGAACCTGTGGTAAAAGTAACTGCAAAGTATTCAAATAATAAAGTAACTAAATCAAAGGGAGTGGAAGATATTCATAAACTTCCATTAGATTGGTTTAATACAACAAGACAAAATTATAAAATAAATCAAATAATTCCTAGAAAAAAAGAAATTATAATTGATAATTCATCATTAAAAAAAAAGAAAATATAAACAAAATATATGAGATATAAAAAAACTCAAAAATTTAAGAACAGGTATAAAAATAAAACAAGAAATTTAAAAAAAATTGGCGGTTATGGATTAAAACAAAAGTCTAAAAAAACTAAAAAGTCTAAAAAATCTAAAAATCAAACAAGTAAAAATAATAAATTTATTAAATTAAATTGCAGTCCCGAAAATCATAACAAAGCGCTTAATTCTTTTACATGTTATTCTGACGAAGATTTACATAAATTGCGTGATATTTGGAATGCAAGACATCCTGATAGACCTATACAGACCAATGATTCCAAGCAAATTTGGGAAACTATTAAAAATCATTATCAGACTACGTGTAATAAGGAGTCGTGTTGGATAAAACAAATGGCAAAAGGTACTAAGTTGGAAAAAGAATTAATGGATTCGTTTGCACCTGAGTCTCCGGATGATTGGAAGAAAAATCCGAATGAATGGTTATCTAGTATTGATATTTTGCAAGTAATGAGCCAATATGAAAAAAAATATAAATGTTTTGATTTTATGGGACCGTCTCCTATTGACTATGATACACATAAGCTATATGGTGAATGTGTTTGGGAAGAATTATGTCATTTTAATTTAGCTGATCAAATTAAAAATGGGAAAACAAAAATAGGTATTGTTTTTAATACGGATCCGCATTATAAAGGAGGTAGTCACTGGATTTCTCTTTTTATAAATATTAAAAATGGGAAAATTTTCTTTTTTGACAGCGCAGGAGATGAAATACCAGATCAAATAATGAAATTTGTTAATAATGTAATAGAACAAGGTCATTCTCTCAACAAACGAATTGACTTTGAATTTGATCAAAATCATCCAGTAGAACATCAATATGGTAATACTGAATGCGGTATTTATAGTTTATTCTTTATTGTACATATGTTAGAAGATAAAATAACGGCAGATTATTTAAAACATCATATTTTAAAAGATGAATATATGGAAAATTTTCGAAAAGTATATTTTAATTCAGACTTATAAGTATTTCATTTTTATGACACTAAATAATATTGTAAACAATATAAAAATTATTTACAATATTGTAATAATGCAATCAAATGAACGCAGTAAGTCTAATTTATCAAATGAAAGCAATGGAACCGTTGATTTTTTTATTTATGAGGAGTCAATTGGATCAAGTTATTCTGTTAGTTCTAGCAAAAAACTACCTAATTATACTAATCATGAAATTAATGAAAAATTATTATCAGAATATGAAAATGAATATGAAAACAAATTATCTAAAAAAATAAATAATTATATATTTTATTTAATTTGTTTAATTATTTTGGCAATTATTAGTTGTGTAATATTATTCATAATTTATCAATTTACGAATAATCATAAATTACTATATAAATATGCATTCGGTTGTTTTATTTTTGCATTATTACTATCTTTATTTTTATGCAGCTGTATGCTATATAGATGCGAATTAGAAAAAAAGGATATTAAAACAAATATGGCATCTGTTTAAGTTATAGGAGCGATTTGTTTACTATTTGCAATATATCTTTTCCTATATTCACCATAGCCATTTTTTGCAAGGTACTCCATTTGTCTCATTGTAAAGCCATAAGATGATCCAAAACCATAATATGTAGGTTCTATTTATATTTGTTTTAATATATTATTATGTAAATTGTTTTTAAATAATAATATTATATATTTTGATGTTTACATTGAATATTAAATAAAAATAAAAATAAAAATATTAAATATTAAATTACGTAAATAAAAGTATAAAAATTTCATTTATTATACATATAAATGACTACAAATCCAAATATATCTAAATTTGTAAACAAACAAAATCTAAAGTTGCTTTGGGATGTTTTGTTAGATGAGTTTAACATTGATATTAACAATAAACAACTAGTATCAAATATTCGTACAGTTTTTGATAGCAATATTCAACCATTTACTAAAAATACAAGTGCAAATTCTAATGGCAATGTTCAATTAGTAAATCTAAACAAACAATTTTTATCACAAGTAGTTATTGCTGTAAATAGATTATTTCCAAATTTAAAACAAGAACAAGAATTTAAACGAATTCAAATAAGTTCAGAAGAAATTATTGAACCATATAAAGTAGAAGATATACATTCAGAAAGACAAAATAAATTTGAAAAACAAGTGCAGCAAAAACGTGTTGAATTTGAAAAATCAATTAATTTAAACAAACCAGCTGAGGTAGATTTTTCTGAAAAAATAGAAGACGATAAAATAAAAGAAATGGATGCATTAATTGCGGAAACAGTTGCACGTCGTAAATTTGATATAGAACAAATTCAACATAATTTAAATACAGAAGATCCTGAAAATTGGTTACAGCCACAACAAACACAACCATCTCAGCTATCTCAGCCATTAACAAAAATGAAAAATAAAAATGAAGTAAAAGAACAAGTACAAGTAAAATCAGAACAAAATTTTAGTTCAGGAATTTATCGCAAATTAAAATTAAAACAAATTGATACAAATGTAAATGTAAATGTAAATGTACCAAAGAAAAATGTAACATGGACAGATCAGAAACCAACAAATACAAATACAAATACAAATATGGATAATTTATCATTATTAATAGAAGAACTTTCTCCTATTGAAGAAATAGAAATAGAAAAAAAGGATAAAATAGATATATTAACAAATAAAGTTGATATATTAATTGATTTAATGACTAAACTAACAAAGCAATTAAGTCAGCAAGGTAATTAATGAGTTATAAATTTATTTTTTTCTTTTAAAAATCTCATATTCACCATTAACATTTATGGCCAATTGGCCCAATAATACAGGTCTTATTCCAGGAATTTGTTTTGCTTGAATAATACTATCATAATCATATATTTCATTTGTATCTAGTCGCAACATATATTGTTTGCCTGTAGATTTAACGATAATTTCCTTGACATCCCAATCTATAACTCTCATATTAATATCTGCAATTGTATCATTTTGATCCTTTTCAATATTTGGATTGTATGAAAATTTATTTATAGGTGGGTCTCCAAATGATAAACATACTATCCCTTCTTTAACATTTGATTTGCTATGAGTTATGCAATCAATAGAACTAGACTTAATAGCTCTTAATATTTGATCAGTTAAATTTTCTTTTATAGTAGAAATTTCAAATAATTTTTCATCTGATGATTGTGGGAAAAAAGGTTCTATGTTGCTGCGATCTTTTAATTTAATTTCTATACCAAACTCGCTGTCTAATTGTTGTTGTGTAAAAACCATTAAATATATAAATACTTCTACGGTCCTCAATTCTTCAGGCAACCCTTGATGCGAACAAATGCGACGTGCTCTGCCAATAACTTGTTGTAAACGTACTGGATGCCAATATGGCTCCATAATATGAACATATCTAGTATTTCTTAAATTAATACCTTCAGATCCTGCCGATGTAATCATGAGTACTTTGATTATTTCACCCATATTATTGTTATTGCTGATGGTTCTTAATTTAGAAGCAATATTATTAGGAATATATTTCCAATCTCCGTTAAAAATATTACGTATAATTTCTCGTTCTTCTGCATCTTCTGTTCCTGTGTAAAGAGCATAATGTGGTTTGCCGATATCTTCATCGCTAGTTACTAGTTCCCATCCAGCGCTAGTTCTAGTGATTTTAAATCGTGCATAGCCATTTGTTTCAAGAGCTAATGCAAAAATACCAATACCTTCCATGGAACGGAATTGACTGTAAACTAAATGTAATCCTGGATGTTGAGGATCCTCGATATTTTCAATCATGGTTAAAAATTTGGGACTATAAGTTCTTAGAGCATCTAAACTTAAATATTTCTGTTTATATCTTTTCAAATAATCTAGTGCTTCATTAATAGAAGTTTTATAATCTAAATTTTTTGCCATTTTTTCTAAAATTTCATCTCCTTCTAATTCTTCTATTTTTCTATCATTTGCATCTTCATCTTTATAACCTTCAATGTATCCAATATTTTTTTCAGCTTCGTCATCGTCGTCTTCATCTTCATCTGCACTTTCATAAAAATCTTCAAACTGGTCAACGACATCTGCAAGAGGGTCTTTGGTTTCCTCTACCCCTTCCATAATTGCAACAGCTGCTGCTGTATCTTCCTTTTCATCTTTTTTCGCTTTTTTTCCTTTAGTTGCCTTATCTGCTGCAGTCTTAGCGCCTGCTCTTAAATATGATGGAATTTCGTCATCAGAGTCAGAACTTGTACCGTCACTTTCAGAGCCAGAGCTAGAACTGTCACTGTCACTATCCGAAGAGCTTGTATCATCATCACCAATTTTATCTTTACCCTTAGCTTTAGCTTTCTTTTTATCGGCCTTTTGTAGCTCTTTGGCTTCTTTTTCAGCAGCCTTTAGACGCTCTTTGGCTTGTTTTTCTTCTGCTTTCAAGCGATCTTTAGCTTCTTTTTCAGCAGCTTTCAAGCGATCCTTTTCTTCTTTTTCAGCAGCTTTCAAGCGATCCTTTTCTTCTTTTTCCGCGGCTTTTTGTTGAGCTTTTGCTTCTAATATTTCAGCTTTAGTAGGAGGTTTAGGTTCTCCTAACAATCTAGCTGCTTTCTTTTTATCATATTCTATCAGTCTGGCTTGATATTCTTCTGAAAAAAATGTATCAAAATCTACAACATCATATTGTTGTTTTATAATTCTCTCTATGTATTCTTCTATTTTTCTTTTAATTAAATCTATATTTTCAGGATTTTCTTTAAAACTACTAGGTAACGAATCTACGTAGTTTTTAATATTTTCTTGAACAGCATTAACTTTTCGATCATTACTTTCTTTTAAGTATTGCGCTATCCAATCTTTTGACTGTGCTAGTCTAAGACTATTTGGTGTAGGGCGACCTGGTGGAGTAGGCATAACAAAATTACAAAATAAACGAGAAAATATTTTATAGGTTGCTTTCGGTTTAATGAATAGTCCATCGACATCTACTTTTCCTGAACCCTTTTTGGGTTTTTCGCTATCCCTTTCATCATGACGGGCTCTTTCATAAATTTGAAATTGATAATCGCTCATAGGTATACGAACAACATGTCTGTCAATATCTCTATTATATTTAGGCAGTAATTCTTCCTGTGCACTTTTAAAATAAGATGTAAGCCCAATAATTCTGCGTTTAAATTTAACTTCATTAATCAATCTACCGGTATCATTATCAATAAATGTGTTAACGAATGTTTCTATTGTGTCTGGTAATGCAGTATTAACAGTAAATCGTACATCTTTAGGGTTGATAGTAATATTCATACTTTTCTTTAATATTTTTATTACACGACTAATAAAATCAGCATCACTCATAACACCTCTTTCATCTAAAACTATTTTACCATCATCGCCAAGACTTTCAAATCTATTATAAACACCTTTGTAGCCTTCTTTAACTGTTATTTTATTTTCAAATCCGAATGGATTACGTGTTATAGAGAGCTCAGTAGAATGAAAATCGATATAATCTAATATTTTTTCGCTAGAAAAAGTTTTTTGAAATTCAGCAAGATTTAATTTTTTACCTTCCATTTGTTTAGTATCTAAAGTAAAATGCCATGTTTTTATATATCCTCTCAAAATATTATAAAGAACTGCAATTTCATTAGGATAGTTAATAATAGGTGTACCAGTCAACATAATAATGCGGCAATTTTCTGCTTGCAATAAAAATTCATAAAATAACAAGGCAAGAGAAGTGGGCATTACTGCATCAGGACCTTTCTTTCTTTCAGAAAATTTAGCAGCTTTACTTATTTTATTTACAATTCGACTAATAAAATTGTGAGCTTCATCAATAATAACGACCGAATTGTCAAAAACATTTGATGTAAAATCATTTGTCATTTCTTTAAATCTTTTTCTTCTTATACCGTTGTAATTAATGAACTTATATTTAAGTTGTATCATTTCGTCTAATTGATCATTGAGACTTTTTTTATCAGAAGAAGTTAACTGTTCATAGTTGCTTGGTTTTGTTACATTAACAAGCCATACACCACGGTGTCTGGTAATATAATTAATCCAATTACTGTGCAATTTGTTATCATAATTAATTTTAATTCCTCCTAATGCTTCTGCTAATGGTTCTATTAAATCTTTATTATCGTCAACCGAAATCCATTCCCAGTATTGATTTTTTCTAAAAATAAGATCACCACATTTTTTTATTTCTTCCATATAGTTGCGTCTTAATGAAGCTGGTGTCATGACGAATATTTGTTTATAACTTTTCAATCCTTCTGCTATTGCAATAGAACTACATGTTTTACCAGATCCAAGACCATGAAATAATAAAAGGCCTCTATACGGAGTGTACAGATTAATATAATCTCTAACAATTTTTTGATGTGTAAGTAATCCAAGTTTACCGGTATCTTTGCCAATCTCATCACAAGAAATATTTTGACTTTCATCCATCAAATCATTTCTATAAGGTTCAAAAAGATCATTAATAAAATTAACAAATATTTCGCGATTATTCATATAGTAAGCGGAAGCCTTAATATCATAAACAGGTTGAGGAGGTAATCTGCGACCAATTGGTGTATCACCAATCTGTATCATAGCAGTTGGACCCAAATTAATAACATCGGTAATAATTTGTTTTGTATGACGTTTCGGTACTTTTGCAGGAGCGGGTAGTAAGGCAACTTCTAAACCTGGTTCTAACAAACTAGGACCGCCTTCTACAACATCTTCAACTTGTTCAATATCACCTTCCAAAACGGCTTTAGCTTTTTGTTTTTTTGGTTTAGTTCGTTTAAGTTCGTCTTCAATGATAGGAGCTTTTGATTTAACTTCAGCAACGGCAACAGCAGGTATTTTTTTGTCAACTTTAGTTAGCCCACGTTCTGCTAATCGTTTAAGAAGATCTACTGCAGTAGATCCATTATCTTTTTCAGCAATAATTTCAGTAGCAACAGGAGGAGCTTTTTTCGGTTGTTCTTTTTCATCCTTATTTTCATTCCTTTTTCCAGGAATTTCTTGTTCAGGAAGAATATCAACTTTTATAACTTCTTCTTTATCAACTCTAGGTTTTAATTTAAGTTTTTGAGTTAAATTTGCTAAATTATTCATCACTTATATAAATTCAATATATAAATTTTTGATATTAAATCTAATGATAAATTTTCTAGTTATAAATTTTATAATGATAATTTTAAAGATCATTTAAAAGTTTAATTGCATTTATAGCTATTTCACATGCCATCTGTTCTGCTTTTCTTTTAATTTTATGTTGTCCATCTCCCATAAATAAAAATATCTTTCCATTTTGTAAAACATGATCGTGTATTGCTGCAAAAGATTTAAATTTTGATATATGCAATGCATCTTTATGTGATACATTGTAAATCTGTTGTCCTAAACATAAATATACGCCCATTTTATATCCTTCATCTGGATCATGTACAATTTCGACGTAATGTGGTGTAACTTTGAACTCTTTTTGAATTTTAACTTGTAAAATATTTTTATAATTATCATCATTTTGTATGAGTGCAATCCAATCAATATGTTTTTCAAAAATATTCTCAATAAATTTCTGTGCCATTTGAAATCCGGGTCCAGTTGCAAACATATTTTGAAACCAACCTTCATCATCATTTACAACGATTTTATTGAAATCTAAGAACAATGCGCCAATAAATGCTTCAAATAGGCAACCAAGTTTTTTTAGATTGGTGCGAATTTTCTTTTCCTCTGCATTTCTAGATAATATTAACCACTTATGCAGTCCCATTTCTAAAGCAATTTTACCAATGGCTTCATTTTTTACAATTGCAATTTTTTTTTCTGTCATAAAGCCTTCATTCTCTTTAGGAAATCGTCGATACAAATAATATTTGGTAACTAATTCTAAAACACCGTCTCCTAAAAACTCTAGACTTTCATTATGTTTAGTGCTTAATGGTAAGCAATTTTTGGGTCTTTCCACGATCTTAATTTTCTGTTGTATGTTTTCAAATTCGGGTCGTTTGGTATACGATCTGTGGACAAATGCTCTCATGTAAAGTTCAGTATTAAAAATCTTAGGTGGTACCCCATATTTAGTGAGAATACATTGAATTTCATTTAATGTAATCTCAGTGTTCAAGGGATTAAATGGATTAAAAATTAAACCGTCTTCGGTTTTGATGACGTCGTCATCATTTGCTAAAGACTTTATTAAGTCTGTTTTTTGATATTCGATAGACATTTGCTTATATATAGTTTAGAAAAATGAGTTTAAGTTGTTTTCTAATTTGTTATAAAATGGACTTAAAGGGATACCGACATAGTAATATATATGGAGGGCAAAGAAGAATGGTTACCAATAAAAGATTTCGAGAACTATGAAATTAGTTCTTTAGGAAGAGTTCATAATACCAAAACTGGTCGAATGTTAAAACTGACCGCAAAAGGAGGATATATGTTTGTTGGTTTATCTGTAAATAGTGAAGGAAAAACACTAGCAATTCATCGACTAGTTGCTTTAGCATTTATAGAAAATCCTGAAAATAAGCCTCAAGTAAATCACAAAGACAAAAATAGGTCCAACAATAATGTTTCTAACTTAGAGTGGACAACTGCTTTAGAAAATAATTTGCATAGAAGCAAAGATACAATACAAACTACAAATCAAAATATTAAAATTTGGCGTGTAGACAAAGCTACAAATGAAAAATTGGAACTGTATACTTCTATTTATTTAGCAGCTGTGTGGTGTTTTGAAAATAAATATTCACCTTCAATACAAAATGCCAGAACAAATATTAGTAATGTTGTTAGAGGCATTTATCATCAATCGTGTAGTTTTAAATGGATCATTGATGAACAACAATCTTTAGAAAATGAAGAATGGAAAAATATAATTATAGATGGACAAACATTTCCTAACTATTTTGTTTCTAATTTAGGAAGATTTAAAAATTACAAGGGAATAATTATGGAAAATTATAAACCACATCATAGTGGATATATTTATGTTAGAGTAGATAAAAATAAATATGCGTTGCATAGAATTATGGCTTATACATTTATTGAAAATTTAGATACTGAAAAGTATAATGTTGTTAATCATATTGATGGAAATAAAACTAACAATTCTGTTAGTAACTTAGAATGGACTGATACTAAAGGGAATAATAAGCATAATCATACTGCGGGATTAATTAAATATTTTAACAGAAAAATTGGTCAATATGATTTAGAACATAATTTAATTAAGGAATTTGCATCTATTGTTGAAGCTGAAAAAGAATTAAAAATTAAAACTATTAAACATGTTTTATATAAAAAACAAAATACTGCTTGTGGATTTATTTTTAAATATTTAGACTAAATTTATTTTATAGTAATTTTAAATTATTATCTTTTTGTAGTATATAATATGGTTTACATGTCTGGAAGTAAAGCAAGCCGAAATGCTGCATCAATTTGCAATCGAACCAATACATGTGGTGGTGGAGCAAAGAAGGGCGGTCTCGCACCATCTGTGGGTTGGTATTTATCGTCTAATCCCAATTTAATTGGCGGGACAAATACACAATTTGGTCTTGTATGTATCCCCAATACATCAATCCAAACGCAACAATATGGATACAGAGCTACACGAACTGGTAGAATGTAAACGGGTTAAATATTTAGAATATTTATTAAACATATTTATATTAAATTTATTATATTTAATGTAAATACTTATTGAAGTACTATTTGTTGCTAATTATAATGGTAACAAATGAGTAGATTTAATATTAGATATAGATATAGAAGGTAAACCTTTTTCAAATATTTTTAGCCAAATATTTAATACACTATCATCAATTGTTTCATTTTTTAAAAACATTAAGTATATAATTTTATCTAATGCATAAAATAATTCCAGTATATTTTCTTCTGAATCTTGATCAATAAAATTAATATAATGTTTCAAATTTGATAATGTAGATTTTAACAAATTATCTTGTATTTTATTATTTATTAGTATTTTTTTGCAGCATTCATATCCTGTAATTTTGTCATTTACATAATAAGCGCTTATTGAATTTTGATATTCTAATAGATCATTATATTGATATTTTGATACAAATAATTTATCATATAAATTTAGCTTATAATTTTTGAACCTATAATATAAAGCATTAACTAACAAATGTTGACCATCATTTCTTAAAAAATGCATAGCATTTATAATCCCTTCAATACGCTCATTATCATATTCTATTGTTTTGTACCAATATTTTAAAGCATTTTGATTATCATTTTTTTTCGTATATAAATTTCCAAGTTCTAAACTACTATAATACTTCTCTTGAACCCACATATTTAAATTTAAACATCTTTTATACCATTCAATCGCATCATCAATATATTTCGATCCTGCGTCTTTATAACTTTGAGCACAATAAAACGCATATCTACATGCTAATGCATAATCTGTTTCATAATTATCAAAATATGCTTTTTTTAATATTTTTGCATCATCTATGTATTTATTGGGATTTTTATTTCTGTTACCTGTTCTTCCTGAAATAATATGATAATCACCATCTATGTTTTTTTTTCCGTAAATCGTATCTTTATTTTCCAAATATTCATGTAAAACGCCTTTAAAATACCATTTTTTTTTATTATTTATTAAAATTGATCTATAATATACAAAATCTGTACCAAATTTACATGTATAATTGTCACTATCATATATCTCTGGCAATACAAAAGTACCAACAATTTCATCATCTGCGTCAAATATAAAAAGATAATCTGTTTTATTATATGCACATTCAAGTGCTTTGGTTCTATTATATCCAAAATCTACCCAATCATGTTCTACTAATTCTCCGTCAATTTGCTTGTTTTTAAAGAAATCTATAATTAATTCTTTTGTATTATCTGTTGAACCAGTATCAGATATTACCCAATAACTGAAATGAATATAACTACACAAATTTTCTAGTGTTTTAACAATAACATGCGATTCATTTTTAACAATCATATTTAAACAAATTGTATTCATAGCTATTATTAATATTTAATATTTAATATTTAATATACATTATATTTAATAATTTAAAAACAACTTGTTAGTAAATTATACCAATGAATATAAAAATAGATGTTAGAGAAGTTGCCTTGATAAAGATAATAAATGCCAATTTAGAGATGATTTCTAATTATAAAGATCTAAAATTAGTTCAAGAACAGTTACCTTTAGGAGATATAATTATTAATGATGGATTAAATGATTTAGTTATTATCGAACGTAAATCGCTTAGTGATTTAGCAGCTAGCATTAAAGATGGTCGTTACGAAGAACAATCATATCGTCTCAAAAATCTTTGGCATCACAATCATAATATTATTTATCTGATTGAAGGTGATTTTGCAAGATTTAATTCATTTAAAGATCGAATTGATAAACAAACACTATATTCTGCAATGGTATCTATTAATTATTTCAAAGGATTTTCTGTTTGGAGATCTATGTCTCTAGATGAAACTGCTCTAATGGTTTGCAATATGGCATATAAACTTAATAAAGAAAAGGACAAGCAACCATTTTATTCTAATAACTTATTATCTAATACAGCATCTAATGCAGCATCTAATGCAGCATCTAATGCAGCAACTAATGCAATCACTACATCTATAGAAACGCCTGATGCAGTTGTTAGTTCAGAAAAGGATTATTGTGCTGTAGTAAAAAAGGTTAAAAAAGATAATATTACGCCGGAAAATATAGGAGAGATCATGCTATGTCAAATTCCAGGGATCAGTTCTGCGTCTGCTTTAGCTATTTTAGCACAATTCAAGACAATGCCAAATTTAATCAAGTCAATAGAAATAGATGATAAATGTTTAAATAATATTTGTACAACGGATGCAAACGGAAAATCTAGGAAAATTAGTAAAACTGCAATTGCAACTATTATCAAATTTTTAAAAAGTTAATTATTTAAGGTAATATATTTTATAAAAAAGTATTTCTAAAATATATAATGGACGAAGAAGATTTTTTTAAAATAATTGGATTTATAGTTTTTGGTATGTTTTTAATATATTATATTGTCAAGTGTTTGCATTTACAGACATCCATAATTGAAGGTTTAGAAAATAAACCTGATACAGTTGCGACATCTGAAAATGGTGTTGCCGGAAGTGCCAAAAACAGACTTGACCAAATTAAAGCTACAACTATTAAATTGGATGACGAATTATTGATAAGCAAATATAAAAAAGATTATGAAGATATTATCATTGCAGCAGATGATTTAATTGATAGGCTAATGTTAAAAACATTATTAAATGCTAAACTAGATCCAGCAAAACCCGAGGCAATAGTTTATCAATTACAAGCGGTTACTATCTTAAAAAATGAAAAAGAGGCACTCAATGATGTTATGAAATTTTTAGATAAACAAACAGCGACACCTGCATCTGGGTTATTTTAACCAATTTTGATATTTACTTCATTGTCTTTATAATATCCAGTATCAACTAATGCTTGCGTATAATCGGCTCCACCCCAATTAGGATCCATTGCATTATCACTATAAAGCATATTTTCATTTGATTGGTCCATCATATCTAAAGGATTAGAAGTTCCAACATAATAAGATGATTGATCATAAGCGGGATATCCATTTTCATTATAAGGGCCGTCGTTACGAGTTGCGTCGACCAAGGGTGTAAATTTTAAAGGCAATGGTACCGGAACCGTAGGAGGCAATCCGCCTTGCATTTCAGAAACGCTAGGACGCACTTTGAATACACGATTGCCTTGTACGTCATAAGAATTTTGAACATAAAGTACAGGACAACGAATACCTGCACCGCGTTGCCATTCTAAAAACTCTGTATATTCTTCTAAATTATTAAACATGATAGGGTTTACTCCGGGGACTTCAGCTATTTCTGAATTATATAGGTAATATTTCGCACCTTTTTGAATTAATATGTTAGGACAACGAAGTTCGCCATTCATTGTTGTTAATCCTTCAAGCATATAAGACTTATCGGTTTGAGAATATTTTGTATAGAAATATAAACCAGCTAAAAATATTATAATTATTACTGAATATTTTAGTGAATTTGGCGACATATATATATACTACATTAGGATAATAATTCCACATTTTATAGGCAAGTTTAATGAAACTTTGTTTTAAAAGATTTATTTATATACTTAATATATAATGCATATATTAAGCATACATAACAAGGCTGAATTATATAAAAACAAGATAAATTTGGTTGATGATGCTATACGTAAAAACAAACATGTATTTGTGCTTATTTATATGGATGGATGTGGTCCTTGTAATGCAACCAGACCTGAGTGGACAAAAATGTCACATACATTGAAAAAACAGTATTCTGGTCGTAGTGATGTAGCCATTATTGATGTAAATAAAAATGTATTGCCTTTAATAAAGAATTTAGGTAGTGTAAATGGATTTCCCACTATGAAATATATAACGAATAAAGGTCATACAACTGAAAGTTATGAGGATTGTGAAATTAAAACTAAAGATAGATCGGTGGATTCGTTCATTAATTGGATAGAAAGTAAAATAATGAAAGGAAAAATAGTTTCTCTTGTACCTGCATCAGCACCTGAACATGTATATAAAAGAATTTCTAAGAAACATGGAAAAAAGACACATGAAAGAAAAACAAAAGGATACAAGCAGACACGATCAAATAAGAATAAAAGCAGAAAGAATAAAAATAAGAAATAAGAATAAGAAATAAGAATATGAATTTTTATTTAAAATTATCTTTTGAATATCCTATGATAGCACATGCAATGCGTTTGCCTGCATGACCAGTTGTTAAACTATCAGGCATACCTCCTTCGCCACAATCATCTGGATCAGCATGAATAATTAAACCTCTGCCAAGTATATTAGATTTAGTACCTCGTAATTTAATGGCATCATCATAAAATGAATATTGTGCATTTCCTTTTGCGTCAGTTTTTAAATTACCTAAATCGCCTACATGACGTTCTTTTTTTCCAGGACATCCGTGATTTTTTTTAAAAGGATTAAAATGTGCGCACATACTTTCACATTTGTCTGTTAGATCGCCTGACTCATGAACATGAAACCCGTGCAATGCATTTTTCTTTAGTCCAACCAAGTTAACATCGATTTGTACTTGTCCTGAATTATGATCTTCGGTAAATTTCACGGTGCCTTTAATAGTTGGACCATTAAAAACGGCAATAGCAGTAATTGGTTTTGAGTTGCTCATTATATTGTAATCATATAAATCTTTAAATACTTTTAAAGAAATAATAAAAAATAAAAAAATAGCAATTGCTGTGATTGGTTTTATCATTATAATGTATTTATACAATAAAACATTAAATAAAACTCTTAGTTTGAATATATTTGGGTGCAAAATCTATTCTCAAATGAAAATATGGCACGCCAAGACCATGTGTGCTAACATATACTTCATCATGTGTTTTCAATGCCTTTTTAATTGTACCCGCAACTAGTTGCCAAAAATGTCGCTGTTGCGTAAGAGTTGCATTATCTATAAAAGTTTTGATAGTGCTAAAATCTTTATTTTTTCTAGGCATTGGGATCACCAATAAAGCATCTTTGGATAAATTATAAAAAGAAATAGCATATTTGTTAGTTGACTTTGCAATATGCTTAGCAAATGCAGTATAATCTTGTTTAAAGACTAATTTAGGCGATGGAATAAATTTCTCTTTATATTTGTTTTGCAGATCCTTATCGCATTTATAAGTTTCAAAAAAAAATGGGAGATCTATATTATCAGGATATGTTTGTACTTCACCGTTTTCCCAGCTACTAATTTTATCAATCCATTTCATTATAATATATAAAATATATAAAATATATTATAAATTGTTAGTTTATTAATTTTAATAAAGAATAAAATTGAATTAAATAGTATTCTTTTTAATAAAGTAATATCATAATTATAACAATGGAACATACTTTTAAATTATTCGAATTTAACATATACAATGAAAAAAATACTGATCAGTCTAGTGAAGGATCAGATGATAATGATGATACATCATCCAGTTTTGGTAAAACTATTAACAGAGATAAGTCTACATTTGTAATACAAATGTTTGGAATAAATGAAGAGGGAGAAAAGGCGTCCATTATAGTACAAGAATATCAGCCATTCTTTTATGTCAAAGTTCCAAATGAATGGGGTCAAAAAATGAAAACTGCATTCGTAGATCATTTGAAAGCAAAAGTAGGAAAATACTATGAAAATTCAATTACTGAATGTAAGCTAATTGAGAAGAAAAAATTATATGAATTTGATGCAGGTAAATTACATCGATTTATCATGATAAAGTTTGCCAATGTACCTGCTTACAACAAGGTTAAAAATTTCTGGTACAAAGATATTACAGACGAACAAGGAGTAAAAGAAAGGCGATTGCTTAAAAACGGATATCCATTTAAAGAATGCTTTATTGAATTATACGAAGCAAATATTCCGCCTTTGTTGCGGTTCTTCCATTTGAGAGAAATCAGTCCTTCTGGTTGGGTTGCATTGCCTTATAAAAAGACACTTGCAATAACAGGTGCAAATAAAAAGACAAGTTGTGATTACGAATTTTCCATTAATTACAAAAATGTGATCCCTTTAAATGACAAGGAAACGCGTGTTCCTTATAAGATAATGAGTTTTGATATTGAAGCTAGCAGTAGTCATGGCGACTTTCCAGTTCCAATAAAATCATACAAAAAGTTAGCAACGAATATTGTTGACTATTTTGTGAAATGTAGTGATACAGATTTAGTTCCAGAACGTTGTAAGCAACTTTTGTCTGAAATTATTAGAACAACATTCAATCAAACTGATAAACCTGTACCAAATATTGATTTGGTTTATCCAAAAACACCTGCAACTAATTTGGAAAGAAGAATAGAAGAATGGCTTAAAACAAAAGTTCGAGATCGCACGACTAATGGTAGCGACGAGCATCTAATTGAGAGCCTTTTTGAAAATGCGAACAAAGCGCTACAAGTTGTTAAAGAGGATACTTTAGAAGAAGAAGGTGGCGATGATTGTTCAGATGCAGGGTCGGATGACGGTTTGGTGGAAGAAGAAGCGCCTATTTTCAAAATTGGAACAGGATTTAAACCAGAAAGTTATAAAAATAAGCAATCTACTATTGTAGATATTATGTGCGATAAAAAATTTGAACGAGAAGGTAAAATTATGGAGCTGATTGTGTCTTTGCGTAATAATTTTCCGCAATTAGAAGGCGACAAAGTAACTTTTATTGGATCGACATTTGTTCGCTATGGTGAAAAAGATCCTTACTTAAATCACTGCATTGTTTTAAATACATGCGATACATTGCAAGGAACAGTTGCTAATTCAGAGATTGAAACATATGCATCTGAGAAAGAAGTACTTTGTGCATGGACTGATCTTGTTCAAAGAGAAAATCCTGATATTGTGATTGGTTACAATATATTTAGTTTTGATTATGAATTCATGTTTCGCAGATCTCAGGAGCTAAATTGTGTTGAAGAATTTTTGAAATTATCTAGAAATAATGATGAGCTTTGTGCATCTATTGATTACAAAACTGATAAAATAGAAATAGATAAAAGTAGTATTACACTAGCTTCAGGAACATATGATCTTTCAATAATAAAAATGAATGGTCGTCTACAAGTAGATATGCTTAACTGGTTCCGACGTACAGAAAATTTGACATCTTATAAGCTGGACTATGTAGGTGGGCATTTTATCGGAGATTATGTAAAAGGGCAGCAGCAAATTGCAGAAACAGTTACTACTCGTTTCAAAACTGCAAACATGACTGGACTACAAGTAGAAAGTTTCATTCATTTTGAAGAAATTAATCATTCAAGTGATTATTATAAAAATGGTGATAAATTTAGAGTTACAATGGTAAACAAAGAGGAAGGATGGTTTGAAATTGAAGGACATGAAAGTCCGCAGGCAAAAGCGGTTAAATGGGGCTTAGCGAAAGATGATGTGTCTCCTAAAGATATTTTCCGGATGACGAATGAAGGACCGAGTGCTAGAGCAATAATTGCAAAATACTGTATTCAGGATTGTAACTTAGTGCAGCACTTGTTTGCCAAAGTAGATGTGGTAACAGATCTAGTTGAAATGGCGAAGCTATGTAGTGTTCCAATGAGTTTCTTAATTTTCAGAGGTCAAGGCATTAAACTAACAAGCTATGTTGCTAAAAAATGCAAAGAGAAAAATGTATTGATGCCTGTTATTGACAAAGGTTCAAAGGATGATGGGTACGAAGGTGCCATTGTTCTAGATCCAAAATGTGGATTATACTTAGATACACCTGTTCCTGTCGGTGACTTTGCATCTCTTTATCCGTCTTCTATGTTATCAGAAAATTTGTGTCCTAGCAGTAAAGTATGGACTAAAATATATGATTTAGCCAACAATTTAATTGCGGAAACTGGTTCTAAAGATCTAGTTACAGGTCAATATGTTTATGATGGGCTGCCAGGATATGAATATGTAGATATTACATTTGACACTTATAGATATGTAAGAAAGAACCCGAAAGCTCGTGCAGAAAAGATAAAGTCAGGACACAAAGTTTGTCGATTTGCGCAACCTCTGAAAACAAACGGAGTAGAAGAAAAAGCAATTATGCCTTCCATTTTGCAGGAGCTGCTAAAGGCCAGAAAAGACACTAGAAAACAAATTCCTAATACTCCTGATGAATTTATGAAGAATGTGCTAGATAAACGTCAGCTTGCTTATAAAGTTACAGCAAATTCCCTTTACGGTCAGCTTGGCGCTAAAACAAGTACATTTTACGAACCAGATATTGCGGCATCTACTACGGCTACGGGAAGATTATTGCTAACATATGCAAAGCGTGTTGTCGAAGAATGTTATGAAGATATTGATATTGATACAAAATATGGAAAAGTTAATGTAAAATCTGACTACGTATATGGTGATACTGACAGTGTATTCTTTAAATTTAGTCTACTGGATAAAGAAACAGGTGAAGCTATTTTAGGACATAAAGCGCTAGAATTATCAATTGAAATTGCACAAACAGCATGTCATACCGTCTCAAAATTCTTAAAGCAACCTCATGATTTTGAATATGAGAAGACATTTATGCCGTTTTGTTTGCTGTCAAAGAAGCGATATGTAGGCATCTTGTACGAGACGGATCCAAACAAAGGAAAGCGAAAAGAGATGGGAATTGTTCTTAAGAGGCGAGATAATGCACCTATAGTAAAAGATGTTTACGGTGGTGTTATTGATATTTTGATGAAAGAATGTAATGTACAAAAGGCAATTGAATATGTATATAAATGTTTACAGGATTTGGTAGACGGACATGTTGCAATAGACAAACTTATCATCACCAAGTCTTTGCGATCGTTTTATAAAAATCCGCAGCAAATTGCACACAAAGTGTTGGCAGATCGTATTGCTGCTAGAGAACCTGGTAATAAACCAACATCAGGAGATCGAATACCATTTGCCTATATAGTTCAATCAAATAAGAAAGCATTACAAGGTGAAAAGATCGAGACACCAACATATATAAAAGAGAAAGGACTACAATTAGATTATTCGTTTTATATTTCAAATCAAATCATGAAACCATTGTTGCAGCTATTTGGCTTAGTACTAGAAGATATTTGGCGCATGCAAAATAAAGTTGCAAAGGTGTCGAAATTTAGAAGAGAGATAGCAGAGCTTAGAAGAGAACAAGAGGATAATAAAAAATTTGAAGACAAGCTGGCAAAGATGAAAGACAAGGAAGTAAAAACATTAATATTTGATAAGTATTTGAGAGAAACGAATAATGCAAAAGAAGGAAATCAAAGTGTGGCTAAATTCTTTATTAAAAAATAAAAAAAAACAGAAAAAATATTATTATTAAATTAGATTTAATAATAATTGGATTAATAATTTGATTTAAATATATTTTTTTTTTATTTTAAATACTGGAAGTAGCAAGTTGCTTTGATTTAGTTCCGGTTGTAAAATAAGTCAAGAGGTTATTTATATGTTTATGCATGCTTTTAACTTGTTCGAAAATATATGCTCTATTTGAACCATCATCTTCATAATTATCATTCAAATCAGGTACATATTCATCATCGTCGTCATCATCGTCGTCATCTTCAGCATCATCTTCGACATCATCTTCATACTCTTCATCGTCTTCTGTATTTGAACATAAATTATTTAATTGTTCAATTTGCTGATCAACATAATCTTGACCAAATGTTTGAACATATAAATTATTATAAGTATCGAGGCCTTCTGCTTGCAACTTAAACATAATTGCATTAATGGTTCTTTTATGTAAGATTGCCATATCTGGAACAGATAATTTGAGCAAATCATATTCTCTTTCTAATCTCAAACATTCATTAATAGACCATTTATATCCATTTCTCCATGCATCAATATCAATACTATTGCTTTCTTCGTATGTGATAGTCATAATTATAAATATATTATGTATATATCTTTATATTGTTTTTAAAATATATATTGCTATATAGTTAAGATGAATTATTATTGTTAGGTCGTATTATGGTCTCAAATAATAATACATCTTCACTTGATGATGGATTTAGTGTAAATCGATTAGTATTAGAAGAAGGACTAAATAGGTCGGTTAAAAGTCTAGTAGATAAATCAACAGTTAGTTGATCAATTATGTTAGTTACTGGATTTATATTCCTTAAATTTGCATTATTAGGTGCAGTTGTAGGCGTAGCGTTATTACGAATAGGAGTAGATGTAGGAATAGGATTAGGATTAGGGCTTGTTGTGTTACGAATATCGTATCTACAAACAGGACACCGAACATTATTACTAAACCATTGATTAAATTGATCAGGAAAGAAAATATGACCACAGTGATTAAGTTGTCTAACATTATCAGATTGTGTAAAAGCTTCTAAAGAAATGGCACATGAAGTGCTATTAGGTGTTTGAATATCGGAATATCTAATAAGTCTAGATGCATTATTAATTTGTTCTTGAGTTGGTCTAACTGGTACAGAATTTAAAAAATTAGTAAGAAAATTGGTAATATTAGGATTATTATCATGTTCATTAATATTGGAAGTATTATTATTTATTACATCCCATAAAAAATTAGTAATATCTGAAGAGTTGTTAGTTGCATTACTAACATAAGTTGAACGATCAATTGGATTTGCATAATCATAATAAATGTATGGTCTATGATTAAAATAATGTCTAGGATTATACTGGTTGTTAAAACCGTGTCTTACATTATTTTGTCGATTAGGTCTAGTATTTCTTGTTTGTCTAGTTGGTCTACTCATATTATTTCCAATTAAATTATTTATATTATTTCTAATATCATCTAATGTGTTAAACAAACGTGTAATATGTAAATTAGTTTGATTATATTGAGTAATATACATACTGATAAGACGTTGTCTTTCTTGAGAATTTAAATTAGACATATTAAATATAAATATATTATAATAAATATGTTTAAATATATTGTTTTATATTAATTATAATGAATTTCAATAAATATAATAATAAAGGGTTATCTGGTTTGGCAAACTTAGGAAACACGTGTTTTTTAAATGCATGTATGCAAGTTATTTCTAATACATATGAATTAAATCATTTTCTAGATTTAGAAACATATAAAAAGCGATTAAATAACAAATATGACTCTGCGTTGCTTATTGAGTGGGATGAATTACGAAAGGTCTTATGGAAGGAAAATTGTGTAGTATCTCCTGTTAAATTTGTGAAAACAGTTCAAAAATTGGCAGAAATAAAGGACAAGGATATATTTACAGGTTATGATCAAAATGATTTACCAGAATTTTTAATATTTGTAATAGATTGTTTTCATAATGCTTTATCAAGAGAAGTAAATATGAATATTCAAGGTACTGTAGAGAATGATAGAGATAAAATTGCACTATTATGTTTTGAAAAAATTAAACAAATGTATTCAAAAGATTATTCAGAAATTTGGAATATATTTTATGGTGTGCATGTTTCTCAATTAGTAACAGTCGAAACCAAAACATTGATGAGTATGGTACCGGAACCATTTTTTATAATAAATTTGCCTATTCCACAAAATAATAAATCCCCTTCATTGTTAGATTGTTTTGATTTATATGTTGAAGGAGAGATATTAGATGGAGATAATCGTGTTTTAAATGAAAATACTGGTAAAAAAGAGGCTGCTATAAAAAATTTAATATTTTGGAGTTTGCCGACAATATTAGTAATTGATATTAAGAGATTTAATTCAGCAAACCGAAAAAATCAAATTTTGGTTGATTTTCCTTTAACAAATTTAAATTTATCGAAGTATGTAATTGGATATAATAAAGAAAGCTATATTTATGATCTTTATGGTGTATGTAATCATGGTGGATCTGTTCTTGGTGGTCATTATACATCATTTGTAAAAAATGCAAATGGTAAATGGTATCATTATAATGATACATCTGTAACAGAAATTTCCGAACAAGTTCAGAATCAACAAATAGTTTCACCAAAAGCATATTGTTTTTTCTATAGAAAAAGAGAAATAAAATAAATATTTGATTTATATATAATATAAATGACAGAAATAATTGAAATAAGCGATACCAATACAGATACGTCAAGTCCAAATACAGTAAATACAGGTTTAGGAACTGTTGCAACAGATATGTATGGTTTTATAAATAGTTTATTCTCAAATCCAAGTGTTGTGATTATTTTAGTAGTAATAATAGTAATTTATGTAATAATATTCATGTATTTAGGTGAAAGTGGATCTTCAACTTCAACATTTTCTTCAACCTCACAGACAGAGTCTGGATCAGCAAAAACAATAACAGTTATGGTGGTTTCTATTTTTATTATTTTAGTAATAATAAATGGTTTACAATACTTTTTTGGTGTAGATATAATTGCATCACTAAAAAATATTTTGACAGGAAAGCCAGAAATAGATATTACAGTAGATACATCTCGTAAAGAGGCTGCGAAAGCTCCTATTCCTGAAATATTATTAAGACCACAGGTATATAATATTCCTGAGAACACATATGTTTATGCTGATGCAAAAGCATTATGTACTGCTTATGGTTCAAGATTGGCAACATATAAAGAAATAGAAGAGGCATATAATAAAGGTGGAGAATGGTGTAATTATGGATGGTCGGATGGTCAGATGGCATTATTTCCAACACAACAAAAGACATTCGATGAGTTGCAGAAGATAGAGGGGCATGAAAATGATTGTGGTAGACCAGGAGTAAATGGAGGTTATATGAGTAATCCTGCGTTAAGATTTGGTGTAAATTGTTATGGTTATAAACCAAGAATGACGCCAGAGGAAGAAGATCTAATGGCTTCTCAGCCGATATATCCAAAGACAGAGAAGGATATAGCGATGGAAAATCGTGTTAATTATTGGAAAGATAAACTAACAGAAATAATAGTGTCTCCGTTTAATCATGATACTTGGAGCAAGTTATAAAATAACGAGATTGCAAGTTATAACAGGTCAGATTGATTATTTTGTATTTTTTTTTCAATATGATATTGAATGCCAAACATGATATCATATAATATTCTAATGAATAGTACCATACAAATATATTTGAATAATTTTAAATATTTTAAAATGTTAAAAGTTAATGGTAGGTTTTCATCATCATCAATATGTCTTTGAATTTTACTGCGGCAAATAGGGCATGAGTTTGTTTTATTAATCCATTTTAATAAACATGGATGATGAAATGATGCATTACAAGTGCAAGATTTATAAAAATATAAATTAAAAACAGATGATGTCATTTTACAAATATTATTGTTAGTTGTAGATGGTTCCCAACAAATAAGACACATATCGGTATCATTGTGTCTATCAATATATATATCAATATTATCGTCATCATAATGATTAAAAGTAGTGAAATACATTTGCAATAGTTATATTATAAATGTATTTTTAAATGAGATTTTAAATGGAAATAAAATTATTTTTTATGTTTTTTAGTTTTTTTGTTAACTTTGATATTGATATTCTGTTTTTTAGTTTTTCTTTTATTTTTATTATCGTATTGTATCATTTCAAATAATTTATCAAAAATATCATCAGAGATTGGGACATGTTCTTTATTATAATGTTCTTGAGATTTATATTTATCTTTATCATTTTTAGATTTTGGTTGAGTTATATAATATAGACCGGCGGGTACGGCAAGATTTTCAAAATTACTGGAAACTTTCTCATCCATGCCTCCATTTTGAGATTTATTAAATGTTTGCATAGGAGAAATGCCTTTTTGTAACATATGTGAATGAACATTGTAGCCTCCACTCATAATTGCACCGTCATGATTTTTATAAAAAATTAAATCTTCTTGAAGGAATGTAGACATATATACTATTTTAATATAAATTAATTATTATAAAATCGCTTTATTTCAGGAACAAATTTTACTTCACGTTTATTTTTAATATAGTCAACAATTTTGGTAACTTGATCTTCATTTTTTATGATTTCATGAAGACAAGTT